TTAAATTTTAATTGAGGATTTGCTGAAGGTATGATCCACCATAAAGTGTAATCTCCATAGTATTGATTAGCTAAGAGATCATATCTGTCTCCTCGTTGAACTATAACATAAAAGTCATTATCTCTAAAAGGAATTTCAGGGTATCTTACAGTAGTGTAAGATGTAATTCCTTTTTGATTTCTAAATGTTGGTATGTTACTATATCTGTTCATTAAAGATTTTTTAAATTTAGGATGTTATAGTATCATCATAAGATATAAATGTCGAATTACTAGACATAATACCATTATTGTTATCCGCAATAGGAATAAATGAAAAGCCACTTACTTTAATAGCTTTAGGTAATTGATTACCCGAAGTATTTTCCCCATTTCCTCCTATATCAAACCCAGCATCAAATATGGGAGATAATGAAAAACCTTCAATAATTCCCGGAACGTTATTAAGATAATCTCCAAATGTAAGTCTAACAAAATTCCCACGCATATGACCACCATCGCTGTAATTTGAGGCTATACTTTGGATTAAATTGTTTAATTTAGTATATATAGGACCTATTTGATCAGGAGTGTGGGCTACTACAGTAAATCCTAGTCCTATTTTTCTAGTAAACCCTCCATATTTGTATAAGGGATATCCTCTACCTACATACTCGTATTTATTGTAATTTGCCCCTATACTATCATTAAAACTGTCTACATAAGCTTGAAAAGAAAGATATTTTTGGTTTAAATTATTAGAAGTAGAAGGAGGAGCAATAAATTGCATATAAAATTTAAACAGTTGATTAGTAGGAGCTTCTTCACTTAAAGAAGCCTCGTTTAATGTTTTGGTATTTAATTTACTAAATTTATCATCTCCAAGATTCTCAAAGCTACCGCTACCGTAGCGATATCTTGTAAAATTAGGGTTAGCTTTATATTCTTTAACAGGATCCCCATTATCATTTTTAATAACATATGTTAAAGGATCACCATTTAATTTTTTATAAGCAGTTTTTAATGTTTTAGTAGTTGTAGCTCTTTTAGTTCTAGTAAATCCTATTCCTCCTATAGATCCAGGACCTCCGGTATAAGATAATATAAAATTAGGATTAGAGGCTACTAAAGGATTTTTAGGTTTTACATCTTCTTCAGGAAGAAAATTTATTTTAGTATTATATAAATCAACTAATCTATTTTTAGTAAAATCTTCATCGTTAAATCCTTTAACTACATCTTCATATCGAATTAAACCCCCAAGGGAAACTAAGTTTTGAGCAAAATTTCCTAAGAAACTGTCACTGTTACTTTGAACAATTTTACCTTCAGTAACTCCTGCTAAAGGAGATAGGGGATTTAGTCCTAAAAAATTTAAGTGAAGACCTCCTATACCTGCTACAGATTGAGCAAGAGTAGAAGTAGGAGCATAAACTCCTTGGTTAATTAACCCCCCAGCATATCCCATATTATTTCGAGTAGATTCGGTTTTTACAGAAGTTGCTGAAAGTAGATTTTGATTAGTTATAAAACTTAAACCTTTAGTAGTAGCAAATAATTGAGTTAATCTAGAAACATCATCTAAGCCTGATTGGAGAGCTCCTTGTCTTAAAAGAAAATCTAGTGTGGCACCAGAGGTTTCTCCTTCGGGTATGGTTTTAGTAATAAAAGGTTCTTTACTACTTCCCAAACCACGTCTATCAAGTCCATATTTTAGGGACTTAAGATCTGTTTTAAGATCAATTAATGCCATTTATTAGAATGAAACTCCTTCAGGTAAGTTATCTGAGTATTTCCCCTTAGAGAAGGTATTATTTAATGTTCCATATTTAGGATCATTTAAAGCTCCATTAGGAGGAGTACCATTTAAATCTAAATCAGAAGGACTAGGTTTAAGTTTTAAAAAAGGATTAGGGAATTGTACATTAGGATTTCCGTTTATAGAAAATTCATTATGTAATCCAGATTGTTTTGTTGTTGATCCAATAGGTGATGATTGAGGTTGAGGACTAGATAGTGTAGAGCCTCCTTGATTGTATTTGTCTAATAGTGCCATGATTATTTTTTATTTATAAATATTAAAAATTATTGTAATTTATATGAACCTACATTTAATGCTGTTCCTACTTTTGTAGAATCTAACATAACAACTCCTTCTTTATTTAAAATAGCACTTAAAGTAGCATTCATATTATTCATTTGTTCTATTAAAGGTGTTATATCAATTGTAGAAGAAGATTTTTCACCTTTATTTTTTAAAGCATTAGATATTCCGGGGGCTGCTATTACATCATCATTATTTGATAATTCGAATAATCCTCCTTCTTTAGTAGATATTTGGGTTTTACCATCGGCAGGAGAAATCAGGTCACCCGCACCTTGTGGCTCTTTTGGTTGCATAGCTTTTATAGCAGCATAGCCTGCAGCGGCTGCTGCTACTGCTATTGCTACCCCTACACCAAAAGTAACTGCAGCATTTGTAGCTAAAGCAGTCGTCATACCTACTAATCGAGCTGCATTTTCTATAACAATTCTACCTATATTTTTAAGTATACCAGCTCCTTGAGCTATAATTGACCCTAATTTAGTTTCTTCTATAGCAGCTCCAAATGCGCTTAGAGCATTCATTCCTTTCATTCGGGCTTCTTGGAATACCAGAGCCATCTTTTGAAGAGCCTGTATGGCTAATATACTTTTTTGTAGCCCATATATAGTAAGTACAATACCTGCAATAGACCCTAATATTTGCTGAGTAGTACTTAGTTCAGAAAACTGTCCTGTAATTATACCTCCTATACCTGCAAAAGTATCAAATATAGGAGTAAGAAGAATTCCAACAAGTTCTACAGCAGGTATTAAAAGATCTACAAGTTGTGTAACTATATTTCCTAAAGGTTGTGCTATTTCAATAAAAATATCTTGCATCTTTTTTGTAGCCATATTAAGTTTGTTTTGATGATCTTGAGATGCAAATTGTTGGGCGAGTTTTTCATCACCTAATCTTTTAATTGCTTCTTCTTGTCCGTAAGTTTTAACTAACTCATCATATTTTGCTCTAGCTCCTTCTAAGTCTGAAACTCCTACTTTTTGAAGGGCTTCTCTTTCTATTAAAGAAGCAGCAAGGGCTTCTCTTTCCATCCCCATTGCTTTAGCTAATGCTTCTTGTGCAAGAACACTCATTTCACCAAACTCAGCAGCTGATCCTACTTGTTCAAGTACTGCAGCAGCAGCTTCCCCTGTTTTACCTTGTAAAGCTAAATATCTAGCCTGTTCTAAGTTGAGTTCTTTACCAGTTAAGAGTTCTGCTTCTAATTCAGCTTCAATAGAAGATTGAAAATCCAATAAACTATTTGATATGCCTGCAGCTTGATCCATAGTTATACCAAATTGTCGGGCTTGGAATACATTTTGGGCTAAAGCTTTTCCTTGTCTACCTAAAGATAATGTAGTAGCAGCATTTACATTGGCTATATCTTCTATAAGTGTTTTTTCATTTAAAGCTAATTTATTAACTGTGTTAAGAGCTTTTACCGTACCTAACATTTCAGCAGTATTATCAGATAAATCACCCCCTGTAGATTGAGTAATTTTAGCTAATTTGGCCATAGCTTCAGGAGCGTATCCAGCTTGTTCAGTAAGTTTTACAAAATCTGCTGTAAGTTCGGTACTTAATGTAGTACTAGTTCCAAATGCATTATTTAGCTCATTTTGAGCCTTTACCATGTTTTCAGTATTTAAAGCTCCATCTCCCGATTCTCTAGCAAATGCATTCATTTCTGAGGTAAGCTTACTAGATTCTTTGTAGCTTATCCCTAAATTTTTAGCTGTTTGGCCTGATAATTCATCTATTTTAAATAAAGCTTTAACAATCCCCCCAATACTAAATAATAGTATGTCCGTGGGTTTTATTGCTCCTATTATGTTTTTTGTAATGTTTTTAAAAGCTCCACCAATTCCGCTTCCTTCAACTTTAGCCTGTGCTAATCCCTTTGTAAAGAGTTGGGTAGTCTTCGCCCCCATACCTAATTTTGTAAGAATCCCTCCAAATCCCCCTAAAAGTTCACCTGCTAAACCTAATTGTTCTTGCATCTCATCATTTTGGGATTGAAGAGATTCAAAAATTCCCTCATTAGTTTTTAGTTGTGCTTCTAATTCGACAATTTCTTTTTCCTCAAGTACAACACTATTTCTTTTTAATTGCTCAATTTTTCTAAGTATAGTTGTTCTTTCTGATTGTGCCTTTGCAATTTCTTTTGCAATATCTTTAGAAGCATCCTGACCTTTATTTATTTTTTGAATAATTTTTTCTTGTGCTGCCGCAGATTTACTAACTGAAGAAATTGCATTGCCTAGATCTTTTTCGAAGGATTGAGCTACTTTTTTAGTAGTATCATCCATCATCTCTAATTGAATGTTAATATCTTTAGAAAGAGAGGCACCTATACTTGTTAAAGCTTCTTCAACAAAAGAAAGTTCTTCTTTAAGCTTTTGAACATTTTCTTCATTTATAGCCATACTAATAAATATTTAAAGATTTAATTTTTATTAAGATAAGGTCTTATATGAAGGAATTTTAGGAGAAGTGTTAACAAATTGGGGTTTGTTAATTTTTCCAGAAGAATCTACCAAAGTACTAGTTCCATTTTTATTTACTTTATTAACTTCTTGTTGTTCTTTTTTATAGAAATCTTGGATTTCTTTAAAAGTAAAACGCCTTAGCCATATAGGCATATTATATACATCACCCCAAGAATATCCCCCTTTACCATGAAAAACAATTTCATGGATCTGTTTAAATAAATTATGGCGAATTTGAGGAATTAAATTAGAAGTCAGGCCAAAAAAAGCTAATCCCAATAGGGATAGTAATCTCCTGGTTACTATTTGTGATATAGGTTAAATCTACATCAGGTTGAACTTTTTTTACGTGTGTTCTAAGGGATCTGGAGTCTCTAGCTAATAATCCATTATCTACAAAACTACGAATTATTTTGGGTTCTGTTTCACCATTAACAGAGGTAATTATGTGTTTAAGTCTTGTAGATAATTCAGGAGATGCTTGTTTATTTATTTTTTTTAAACCTTTTATCTCTTTTTCAATTTTAGCTTCATCATGCCCATTTAAAATTTTAAAAGTAATATCTATATTACTATGGGGTAAAGTATAAGGAAAATTATTACCTTCTAAAAAGGAAGATTCGTCAATTTCTTTGTTTTCTAAGATTGATAAATCAACGTCATAAGATTCCCCCATGTAGGAAAATGAGTAGTCTTTACCATATCCTAAAACACGGGTAGCAATTAATACAGCATTTTTATCTCCTACAATTAAATCTTTAATGTTGATTTTGCTAACTATTACAGATTTTAAAAGTTCATCCAACACTACACCTCGTTCTATATAAGATTGATTTGTAAGTATATCTTCCTCTTTAGCAGTCATATACTTAATTTCGACTTTTCCTTCTCTTAAAGGATGGCCTTCAGGATAAACTAAACCTTTTGAAGGCAATTCTACCATTTCGGTAGGTAATGTAAATTCACTCATTTATTAATAACTTTATTTGTTTGATATAAATATATAGAAAAAAAGAAAAGGCATGCGTTAACATGCCTTTCTTTTATAATATTTAGCTTGTATTAGAAGTTCAACACACAAAAATCAGGTTGTACTGTCATTGAAATTTCAACAGCACCCTCATTATCGTAATTGTAGTCACCAAATGATGCCTCAGTAATAAATGCACCTTTAATGATCCATTCAGAAACTACATCACCAACAGGACCCAAAACGTTTACTGTTAAGTCTTTCTTGTAGAAATCTGAGTAACCATCTCTACCTGTTACTGATTCGTGGTGTAATCTTACCCATTCCATTACTGATTGAGCACCAGAAGGTGTAATAGCATCAAATAATGTCATTGCTATTGTGCCCCAAGTGGTTTTACCTTTAATGTTTCTTTGAATGTTAATGTGGTTTAAATTTACAGTTCCTTGTGATACTGTTACTGCACCCATTCCTTTAATAAGATAAGCGGGGAACCCATCTACATACAAAACAAATCTATTCTGTTGTTTTGGTTCAAATTGGGTAAAAAATATTTCGTTTGGATCTAATACTGCCATTGTTATGTTTGTTAATAAATATTACAATTTCTATTTTTTATTATGCTGGGAATTCAGCTCCAGTTGGTAAGACGTTGAAATCTAAAATTATAAATTCAGCTGTTCTTGTTGGTTGTAAGAATATCTGACCTACTAATTGATTTTGATCTATTACATCTGGGGTGTTATTTGAATCATCCATTACTACCTTAAATGCGTAAACACCTTGTCTTTGTTGTACGCTTTCGAGGTATGGGTTTACTTGAGCTAAGAAGCTATTTCTTGTAGCAATTGAATTTTGTTCAAATACTAAATTATTAGCAACTTGACTAATGTAACTCTTAAGAGCAATTAACAATCTTCTAACATTTACACGATCAAGTGCAGATGCTTGCTTTTGTAATGTCTTTTGACCAAATACTACAGTTCCATTTGCAGGGAAATTAGCAATTGGGTTTACATTAGCTTCATATAGAGTATCTCTATCAGCTCTTTGTAATTTTCTTTCTGGTCTAACTACTGTACTTAATCCTCCTCTATTAATACCTGCAGGTGCAAACCATGGTTCTGCAGCATTATCATTAAAAGCATATACACCTGGGATTAAGGTAGATGCAGGGAGCCAATTTAATTTTCCTGTGTTAGGATTAGTTGATTGAACCCAAGGCCAGTAAGTAGCAGCATAACTTGAATTTAAAGCACTTGCGGCATTAACTGTTGAATTAATAGTTGCACCATAATCTTCAACATCTAATACTACAAGAGCATCTCCTCTATTTTGAGTGTTTGCAATTAATGTATTTAATACTCCAGCATGGGTTCCAAAGCTATGAATTAATCCAGGAGTAGTAATTACATTATACTGATAATCATCTTTATTTTTTAATAAATCAATAGCAACACTATAATCACTTGCTACTAAACCTTGAGTATTAGTATTACTTATATTTTCATAGAATAATGCCGGGGCACTTCCTGTAGCTTCTCCTACTCCATTTTTAAAGGATCCACTTTGGATTATTGGAATTGAAGATGTATAAGCAGATTTAGCAACACCATTATTGTCAAAATAATTAGGTGTTAAGTTATTTACTTGAGAAACATAAACATATCTACTAACATTTGGATATTCTCCTATAGTTTGAATATAATTGTTTCCATCACTATCGGTTGTAACTTGTTGATATGTGTTACCTATTCTTCTTGATACAAAATTTTCTGATTCAGGATCTAAAGATAAGTTAGTAAAGGTTTCTAAAACTACTTTTTCATTAGTAATATCATCACCTCTTCTAATATTAAGAGTAAATGTGCCTGATCCTGTGTTAGAAGTAGTAATTTCCCATCTTAAATTATCTACAGTACCATTTGCTAGGGCACCAGTAGAATCTTCAGACCCTGTGCTATTCATAATAGCTCCTTCTGAAATGGTTTTTAATACTAAAGTATTTTGTCCACTAATACTATCAACTCCTCCTTCAAGAGTTTGGAATGGAGTATTGACTCCTACTAACATATTAAGTAATGAACCTGTAGTTAAAGTAATTACATTACCTGCAGTACCATTAAATGAAGCAGAAATTTCTAATACATCACCGGTATAAGAAGCACTAAAGTATGCAGAGCTTGATTCATTAATTTCAGCAACTAAACCACTTAAATTAGTACCTGCATCATCGTATACAAAAATATTACTACCAGGAATATCAACACCTGTCGATGAAGAAATAAAGTAATAATTTATAGCTCCATATGAAAGTCCTAAACCTATACCATCTCCCCCATTATCAAAGGTAAATGAACCTGTTGCTGGTGCTCCTTCTACAGTTACTATACTATTTTGAATATCATCACTAATAGCAGGGTCAAAATCTCCATTTGTTACTCTAGTTACTAATAATGAATTACCTCCATTTTGGAAGTAATTATATACTGAAATTGAAGTTAAGAATGAATATGTTTGGCTACCACTAATTAAAGTAGCACCAAATATATTTTCAAATTGACTATAAGAAGTAACTACAGTTGGAATTTCAACAGGACCTTTAACAGTAGGGCCTATAATTGCTGCTCCTACCACTACAGGTTGTTGTGTAATAAATGACTGGTCGTTTTCTCTTGTAAATACTCCAGGTGATATTATTTGTTCTGCCATTTTATTTGTTATTAATTTTATTCAGTTTTTGTAAACGTACCAGATTCTAAATCTATTGTACCGTTTCCATATTTTTGTGTTAATTCGTTTCCTGTTGTTAATTCTTGTTCACGTAACTTATTTAAAGTTTCTACTAGTTGATCTTTTTGTAATTCTAATATCTGCATTTGATATTCTAATTGACCAAATTGAGTAACTAGAGTTTGTTGATCTGACTGTAACTTTTTGAGAAAATTTAACTCATCTTGGGATAACTTAAGTTGTTCACTCATTTTTTATAAATATTAAATTTTTTATTAAAACGTATTTTGATATAAATATTAATTTTTTTTTAAAAAGTATCAGTATCTGTATTTTGAGGATTATTTGAATCAATTTGGTTTTGATCTACCTGATCAAAATTAGAAACCGTTTCTTGTTGTATAATAATTTGACCTGGGCTAAAACGTTTTTTGTCGATTGTAAGGTCTTTTTGTGGGATATCTGGTATAATGTAACCCTTTAAATTAATATCAAAATTGGCTCTAACAGTACGTTCTGAGCCTTGGTTGAGTTCAGTAACTGTAGTGAAAGAGTCAATATCTGCTTTAAATTTAAATCTTTCAGGATTACCCCAGTATGAATTAGCAGCATAATTTATAGCTTCAACTATTTTATTAAGTTGTTCTACATAATAGGTATAAATCATACAACTATAAGTCATAGTAACATAATCGGGTACTACTACAGTATGGTATTCTTTAACAGGTTTTCTGTTATTTAAAATATTAAATTTATCGTAAGTATTTTGTTTATTATATAATGTTTGAGTATAAGCTACATTTACAGGACGATTAGCATCTATTTTATTATATAAACCCTTAACAGGAGTTATAGTATTACGTTTGAACATAATCATAGGAGCCATAATAGCACCTTTTTGGTCTCTCATAAACCCATCACGTTGTACTGATTTCCATCTTTCAGGAGCACCATACATTACAGGTACTTCAATACGTTGCCCGTTTTGAATTACAAAAGGTTTAATTACGTTTTTAAAATAATAAACAATAGACTCGTCTATATCTTTAATCCCTATAGAAAAAGGTTTAGTTGTGTCTCCTTTATAAGAAGTTTTATTTCCCCTATTTAGATCTTGGCTTTGGTTAGGATTTCCCCTTTGGGTATCGTAAGGTTCGATAAACCCATTAGCTATCTCAGCTTGTGTTTTTGGTACGGGTATTCTTCCTTTTGTTGCCATTATAATCTTTCTCTAGTTATACCAGGTTTATCACCAGGAATATAATTGGTTTTACAAATAATTGAGTAGTTAGAACCAAATTGTTCTAACCCTGGGTTGAGTGGGTTTTGGTTGTAAGGATAGTCAGGATTTTTACCTAAAATATATTGATTGGCATTAGTAGAATTAACTTCGTAATATCCACCGTAATATAAAATTATATCACCTACCTCAGGAACTACATTAGCATCAATTAAATCTTCTCTTAAGAATTTGAAATCAATACCCCACTTAAAGTCAACACCCATATCACTTTCAGGATATTCTTGATCTTGTCTTTCAACTAAACAATTAAACAATGTAGGGCCATCATAGTAAGCTCCATCAGCCGCTTCACCGTATATGTTTATTGTTGTTTTTTCTAAAACATATTTGTAAAAAGCACATTCTTGGGTAACAACATCCCCCAACAATTCTCTATTAATTGTTGTAAATAAGTTAATGTCTCTTTGTCGTCCAAATAATGCGCACATAATTAAGTGTTTTTAAATTTCCAAATAAATCCTCCTGCACTTTTAGTTTTTCCGTTACAACAAGAATTAATATTAGGTTGAGGTATGTTTAAAACTTTAGAAGCTTCTTTTCCACTTAACCACTCTGTGAGGAAATTACCACTTTTATCAAATTGAAGAATAGGTTTAGATTTTGCTTTAATTACAGAATTAACATGAAAAGTTCTAGATATTCCTTTGTCTGATCTAATTTTGGTTCTTTTTTGGGGGGTGCCTTTTTTTGATTTGCTTATTTTTTTACAATGTTCTTTAGAAAGTTTTTTACCTTTTAACCAATAATTAGATCTTCCTTTATGGCATAACCTTTTTTTAAGTTTAGTTTCTTCACTATCATAGGACCCAAATCCCCTTCCTAATCTATTATTCAAATGTTTATTTGATAACACATCAAAAAATTCTCCCCAATAAATTTCTTTTTTATCTAATTCTTTTTCAATGCATTCCTCAATTATTTCAAATTTATGGCTAGTGGGACCATATTTTTTAAGGGAATTATATAAACTAGGCTGATCCTTGCAATTTAATAATTTATATTTATTCCATCTACCTTCAATATTAGTAGATTGGCCTATATAAATTCTCCCATTAGGGTTTGTTATTTTGTAAATTCCAACCATTTTAGCCAATAAAAATAGTATATGGGACTGCACTTAAATCTTTTTGTATAAACTCAGAATTTGCTGCTTTCTTTTCTAATAACTTATTACGAGATGTTTCATCAAGGTATGCCCTTAATCTTTCAATTAAAGCGGTTTTTTCAGAAGTA